AAGTTTGTTCCATTCAATGACCTTGTTCATGTGTATCTACAAGATAATGAACATGAATGGTCAGATGCTACCAAATTGACCAATGAACAGATATTAAAGAAGTATAAAAAAGGAATTCCATTGCCTGATAACGAGGCTACTAAGATAGGAGTACAAGGACGTATAAATTCGGTGATTAATTGGGGTAAATCCCACGGTTTTGTGACGAACAGAGATAAGTATCGACTTAAGAAAAAACCAGCCAGAAATAGAGTATTCTCTGATGTGGAATTAGTGAAGATATTCAAGTATTCTATTGATTCTGATTTTAGAAGGTTTGTTCAGTTTGCTTATTATACTGGTGCAAGACGTGGTGAGCTTTGCAATATGAAAGACAATGACATTCATAATAAGTATTTTAAAACCGTTGGTAAAACAGGAGAGAGACTTGTTCGTTTGAATGATCAGGCAAATAGCATCTTATTAAAACAGAGATACTTATGGCATTATAATACTGACTATGTAACTCATCACTTTAAAAAAAACCTACGCAGGATGAAAATAGCCAATGGCTGTTTCCACGACCTACGTAGGACTTTTGGGTTGAATCTTATTAAAGCAGGTATGCCAATGTATCAAGTAAGTAAATTACTAGGACACACTAGCATAGCTACTACAGAAACACATTATGCTCCATTATTAATAACGGATATAGAGGATTTTAAACTTTAGGTTGCCAAATAAACTCAAACCATTTAAGTGTGAAGTGCGTTAATAAAGCAAATCCTACTCCAATATAAAATATAGAACGTGCTATTACTTCTAAATGCATTAACCAGTCAGGATATAATATCATGACGATACCTTATCGTGTACTTTTATGATTAATTCTTTCAGTTCTGCTATTTTTTGATTAAAAAACCATCTTTGTAGGTAGTGATATGCAATAATAGATACAATTACTATGCATACGACAAATACATCAAATGCGTTCTCCTGTAATGATTGTAGCCAGAAATTCATATTTATAACTCCTTTTTGTTAGTTGATATCCATTCATTGTATGGATCAAAGTCATCTATGATATGATCTATTGGGTATAGATCCTGTTGTATATGCTTTTCCGAGCAATAGTATGCTTTTAAATAGAACTTTAATTCTTCAAACGAATCAGAATTCTCTAATATATTACTAGTTACTTGGTCTAGTATTGTTTCTAATGATTGTTGATACTCATCAGAATTAATATCAATTAGTTTCATTTTTTCTCCTTAAAACGTCAGTAGGGAAGGTCAGGTGGCCTTATAGTACTCCTTATTGTTCCCTACATCGGTTTTCTTAAGTTATTCACATCTTGGGCATGTTTGTCTTTTCTTCCCATATATTGGAAAGTCTTCATAATAATTATAAACATTTCTGTTTAATGGAACGTTGTTACCTTGCTTACTTGAGTACTTGTCTTTTTCCCAGCAGCATCTACATTGTTCACAATATTTTATGGTTTCATCGGTTCTCTTGCCTTCTGCAAGTGCACCATCGTATCCTTTAGTAGTCGGTTCCCCAAACACCCAATCTTCTAGCATTCTCTATTTCCTTGTTTATTTTATCGACTTGAGATTTGATTTTTTCTATGTCTTCATAACAATGGAAAACAATAATACTATCTGCTAAAGGAAGCATATCTTTGATGATAGTAATCCTTTTTGTCAGTTTATCTAATGTTTTGTATATTTCATTAGCATTCATTGTAACTCCTACGTTATGATTATGCTTTAAAAGGGGAAGTGGTCAAGCCAGACCAATAATCTTCCCCTTTTTTAATTATTGTAGTGGCCTAACGCCAACCAGACCACTACATTTATCATCCTCTTCATTATCTTACCTTCTTTTCCTATGGAAAATCCAATGTTCAGACAAAGAGGTTATCCTGATATCCTCTTAAAGAGCGATAACAAGTCTTGGTATCGTATTGTTACTAAAGCTTCTTTACGATCTTCTTTAAGGATCTGTCCATAAACATCATCACATGGTTTATAGAGGTCTCCAATTTTTTTACGACCTTTCACTTGAAATTTGAACAAATCGTATTTTAAGCTATCACCTATGGTAATTGTCATGTCTACTTCTTCATGCCAGCCTAGTGATCTACCATCAGATCCCCAAGCACGTTTAGATTCAAATCCATAACCTTTTGCAAGGTTTACACATTCTCTTTCGATTCTGTTACCTTTTTGTTTTGGTGCTTTACCACTCATTACTCTTCTCCATATATCATGTCAACATCTTCTTGTTTCATTATAGTAATTTCTTGCCATTCTTGATTTTCCATATTTGAACATTCGGCAATACGAATTTCTATTGGCTCATGTATTTTCCATCCAAGTTCTTTGATCAGTTTATGTGGTATGTTTACAACATCAGCAGATGTTCCTTTTAACAAACCATTTAAACTCATATCATCATTTCTTTTCATTCTTCCTCCTGAACATCACAATGTTCTTTACATTTAGTACATATTGGTGTTTCAATTGATATATAGATTGGGGCGTTACAGCATTTGCTCATTCTTCCTCCTCTATTAAGGTTCCATTATCATCAAGATCAGAACTAGTGATATCATCATGGTTTATTAACTTATCGTATGTAGGTAAACCTAGTAGCTCCCATACCTTATCCATGTATTCCCTACCACTGCTAGACATTCTATCTCTATCAGAGGCTTCTAGGTCTGCTAGATAGCCTATTAGTTTTTTTGTTTTATCACTTGCTATATTTAGTGTTACTTTTTTCATTTCTCCTCCAATTGGTATGCTATGTATAGCAAAATACATATGGTTAAAAATTCAAACATTATATTACCCATCTGTTGGACACGTTGAATCCAATGAACAGTCTTAAAGGCAAGAACTCAATAGCAATAGCTACAGCTCCTTTCATGGATTCATCTATTGATAAAGATAATCCAAAGGCATTTAAGATTATTATCTTGTATCCTTTTGTAGGATAGCCATTAGTTTTTCTCAGATGGAACAGTTTCATTGACATTATGTCTAATATTCTTAGTGTTTTCATAAACTTCTTCCTGTTTTTTAAAAATCATGGTTGTGGTTTCTTTTGTATCGTGATCATGAACAAGTACATATGTTCCATGACCCTCTATTTTTTGCACTTCGTTATCTTTAATATGTATTTCTACTACTGGCATGTGGCCTCCTATGGGTGTGTACCAAAAGGGCACAAATAAAGGAATCTGTGCCCTCATGATCAACTTCGTTTATCAAATGTGAATGTCTCATAGTCAAATTGTAATGCTATTTCAAACATTGACTCATCTCTAGCTTTTAAAGACGATACTGTTCTTAATTTTGACTTTGGATTTCGTATGATATCAGGATTCTCAAAAGCTAAGTACTGATCTGACTTTTGTTCTATAGCTGAGTTACCTTTACCGCTATGCACATCTAATTTCTGTCCTTCACTCAATCGTGTTGATGAGTATTTTGAAATATGATGTATTGCAATGACTATCACATCTAGATCCATCGCCATGTCTTTTAAAGCATTGGCTATGGTTTCTTGCCTTACAAGGTCATCGTTTCTCACATACTTTGCAGGTATTCTATCAATAGTGTCTACAACAATTATTTTAGCCTCACTGTCTTCTACATAGTTTGGTAATTCTTGTATATCAGGTGATTTACATGTCAATTGTATGTGGTCAATGGATTTTTCCGCCAAGAGCATTAACTCTGTGTCTTTATTCTTAAAACCCAATGCTATTTCCTCTTTGGTCATACCAAGTCCAGCTTGTACAAATCGTCTATTGATCGTATCCTCGTCAACCTCTAAGGACATGAACAAGCATTTTAAAGTGGGTATTCTCGAAATGAGATACTGCACAAATGCTGTTTTACCTAGTCCTGTATCTCCAATTAAGGTGATAAGTTGACCCGTTGTGAAATAATGTGACTTATTCATGAACGGGAATACATCTTTAAGGTCAAAAGAACGTTCTATCCAATCTGTTTGGTAATACTCTGCTAGATTTTCTATCATGCTTTTAGCATTTAATATATCAGCAGTTTCATCAAGGTCTTTGTAACGATACTTAAAACACTTGCTGTCGCAGTAGGGTACAAGAGTAGGATGATTACAACCGTGGTTGTATTCTCTTCTCATTTGATCTACTACGATACGATTTACTTCTTCCATTGGTAATGGGTTATCCATTTGTTCCATATATGATCGTGCATTGTGTAAACATTGCTGCTTACCCATGCCTAACTTCTTATTCCATATGGCTACCAATGCTTGTAGATGTAAATGACGTTTCTTTTCAACATATCCAGCGTTGTAGATGTGTTGAGCACAAGTGATTATTCTTGTTGTAGATGCATTCGTATCTTCAAATACTTTACGTACTTCATTAGTATTTTTTCTACTAACATCCATTGGCTCAAGACCAATGATCATTTCATGATTCATTTTGGTTGGGTATTTGTTTTCAGGGTCTTTAGAATACTCTAGTATTGAATCGTAGTTCATTGTGTCCAGATATTCCAATGGAATAGGCACTTTGAACGTTTTTGATTTACTATTGTAGCTATATCCTGCTCTTATCAACCTTCTAGAATCATAAATATGATCTATTGCTGTTCCAAAATCACGTTGCATTGTACTACGTACTTGATAGGCTAGGTCTTTACTTACCTTATCCTTGAATCCGTAGACATTTGATAGATGTATGTGAAATCCTGTACCAGAAAACCATAGGTTAAAATGCTCTTCTTGAATTCCCATTTCCTGCATGATAGCAATAACGTCTTTTACATTATCAATTGTCATTGTACCTGCAGTTTCTTTATCTGGTGATTTTGCATGGTCTATGTCAATAACAAGCTTATCCACAGACTGCAATCCATTAAATCCAACAACAGTGTTGTTTTGTTTTAAATAGGGTACGATAGTTTCATCGTAGAGATACATACTTCTATACATCTCTTTTCCTGAGTTATCGCTTACAGCCTGTGAAAAAGCATTGACATCCATTACCTGATTACGATTGCTCACATTACCTATTGCGTATTCTATATACCATGTGTTCATCGTATTCCTTTTTTAAATATCTACGTCTTGAAGTTGTAGTTCAGGTTTCTTTGGCTTGGACTCCTCAGTAGTAGATGAATCATTATCAGAATCATTATAATTCTTGATGTATCCACCATTTACAGAATCTGTTACCATTTTCTTTAGTGTACCACTAGGTGCACCTGCTGGTGCTACTCTATCAAAGTTATTCCAGTACGGCTTACCTGAATCTTTGAGTTTAGTAGTAGGGTAGGAGCACATCGTGATCTGTCGGCCTATGACATCTCTTAACCATTCATCTGGTATCGAGTAGTCAGGTGAGACCAATACATTCTTTTTGTTTAAAGCAGATTCAAAGAATTCTGCTATTTTAAAAGCACTTCCCCAAGCTTTTCTATCTTCAAGGGGTAGTTCTTTCTTGAAACTACCAAAGATGGTGATCTGATCTTCCCAATCATGTCTTACTTGTACAGTAAGAAAGATATCTGGAACATATTTCATCCAATCTTGTTTTGATTCGTATTGTACATCAACAGATAATATTGTTGCTGTTCTTTCCATTCCGCCTGCCATTATGCAGCCTCCTTTTTGTTTTCTTGTTTAAAACCTTCTTCAAGGTCTTTTAGTTGTATGTATTTTTCCATTACTTCTTCTTGAGTACGGTCTTTATCCTTTAACCATTTCTCAACACCTGCTTCAATGGTTAGACCAGCTTTGGTCTTAGCACCTTTGAAGTGTACTGAGTTGGATAGTCTTTTTAATTTGACCATATCATTGGTTCTAGTTTTCACTTCACCTTTGGTATTGGCTTTTAATTGACTAAGATGGTCACGATTGTCCATACTATCAGCATCTGCTGTATCATCTATTGCAAATAAACCATTGCAGGCATATTTACGTGCATAGGATGACGTAGCTCCTGTGATCTGGCTATCGTCCATTCCTTTTTTGTTTACAGATTCTCTTGCCCATCCATAAGCTTTTATCTCATTGCCGTCATGGTCTGTAAATAAAGCAGTAGCTTTTATATAATTACTACCACCTACTTCAACCATTTCATCTGTTACCACTAGTGTACAACCCGTTTCATTTAAGAATGGTTTTACACCTTCAAAGATGTCTGCTAGGTTTCTGTAGTTGTATTTACCAAAGTTGTTCTTGTGACCTTTCTCTACTTTTAATGAGGTTTGGACAATGTTCAACTTTTCATGTATGTTTAGTTCCTTCATGTATTTTCCTTTTGTTTAATGTTGTCTAGATAAAGGAAGCAGTGCCAACCAAAAGAGCTCAGATGCGGAGTAAGGACTCTTTTTTATAGTGTAGTTGTGGACTGACACTGCTATTC